TCACCTTCCGCCGCTATCGCGGGGGTCTGGGTTTTGGTGTGCCGACCGACAAAGCCTATTTTTACCCCGAAGGTGTCGAGGGGCTCTTCGAGATCTACTATGCCCCGGCCGACACGTTCGAGACGGTCAATACCCTTGGCCTGCCGCTCTATGCGCGCATGATCCCCGACCGCGACCGCGACGAATGGGTGCGGCTGGAGATCGAGAGCAACCCGCTGCCGATCTGCACCCGACCGCAGGTCCTGCGCTCGGCCAAGCGGACCTGATGAGCGCCTTCGCCGATGCGCTTGGGATGCTGTTCCTCGATGCCAACCTCTCGGTTGATATCTGGCATAGGGACAGCGAGGGGCAGTTCACCCGAGCGCGCGGTATTCTGCGCCGGCCGGACGAGATCACAGAGTTCGGGTCGGCACGGCTCATGTCGGACACCACCCGGATCGATGTCCGGGTGGCGGATATCCCGGATCCTCGGCCGCAGGAGCAGATCCTGATCGGCGAGGAAACCTTCCTGATCCAGGGCGAACCGCGCCGTGACCGCGAGCGACTGATCTGGACGATTGAGCTGGCCCCAGCATGAAACTCGGCATCGATATCACCCCGGACCTCGTCGCCGTGATAGCCGCCGAGATCAAAGCCGGCGAGAAGGCTGTGACAACGGCCATGCGCGAGGCGGGAACGGACCTGAAATCCGCGTGGCGTGGGCAGATCACCCAAGCAGGACTTGGCCGACGCCTCGCGAATTCGATCCGGAGTCAGACCTATCCCAAGGCTGGTGAAAGCCTGAACGCGGCGGCGCTCGTCTGGTCCAAGGCCCCCGTCATCGTCGGCGCCCATGACACAGGCCCACTCATCCGCTCGCGCGACGGCTTCTGGCTCGCGATCCCGACAGCGGCGGCGGGTCGGGGGCTGCGCGGCGGCAAGATCACCCCCGGCGAATGGGAACGGCGGCGCGGACTGCGGTTGCGCTTCGTCTATCGCCGCCGGGGGCCAAGCCTGCTGGTGACGGACGGGCGATTGAACAATCGGGGGTTGGGTGTTGCCTCACGCTCGAAGACGGGGCGCGGCAAAGCGACGGTACCGATCTTCCTTCTTGTTCCGCAGGTAAAGCTGGCGAAACGGCTCGATCTGGCGCGGGATGCCGAACGCGCGCAGGCGGCAGTGCCGGGGCTGATCGTGGCGAAATGGGTGGAGGACAAGCTTTGAGTTTGCGCGAAACCATCCTCGCCGCGCTGCATGCGCGGCTTTCGGCGCTGCCTGCGACCGCCCTGCGCGGCGAGGTCCTGCCCGAGCGTGTTCCAGCTGCAGGACTGCTGATCCTGCGGGACGGTGAACCGGGAGAGCCAGAAGTGACGCTTTCGCCGATGCGGTACCACTACCAGCACCGTGCCGAGATCGAGGCGGTGGTCCAAGGCACGGCGCGTGACGCCACGTTCGACACCCTCTGCGCCAGCATCGGCACGGCCCTTGCCGCCGACCGCACATTAGGCGGCCTCTGCGACTGGATCGAGGCGGAAGTGCCGCGCCCAGTCGACCTGCCGGTCGAGGGCGCCGCCAGCCTGAAAGCGGCCGTCATCCCGGTGGTGCTTCACTATTCGACGGCCGACCCCTTGGCCTGATCCCACACAAGAATTGGAGACGATACAATGGCACGAGCGCATGGCGCCCGGGCAAGGCTGGCGCTTGCCTTCGAGACGATCTACGGCACCGCGCCTGAGGCGGGCTGGTGGCAGATACCTTTTGTCAGCAGCACGCTGGGGGCCGAGCAGCCGCTCCTGGCGTCCGAGCTTCTGGGCTACGGCCGCGATCCGCAGGCCCCGCTCGCCGATGCCGTGACGGCCGATGGCGACGTGGTTGTGCCGATCGACACGGTAGGGATCGGCATCTGGCTGAAGGCGGCCTTTGGCGAGCCTGTGACCACAGGGCTCGACCCCGGTCCATTTACCCACGTGTTCACCTCGGGCGGCTGGGATCTGCCCTCGCTCTCCATCGAGACCGCCATGCCGGAAGTGCCGCGCTATGCGCTGGCCACGGGCTGCGTGCTGGACCAACTCAGCTGGCAGATGGCGCGCGCGGGGTTGCTGACCGCCACGGCCCGGCTGATCGCGCAGGGCGAGAGCGTCGCTGCAGCCTCCACGATCGGCACCCCCGAGGTGCCGGCGTTTCGGAGGTTCGGCCATTTCCATGGGACGATCACGCGTAACGGCCAGCCGCTCGGCAATATCGTCTCGGCCGAGATCACCTATGCCAATGGCATCGACCGGATCGAGACCATCCGCAACGATGGGCGCATCGAAGGCGCCGATCCTGGCCTGGCGGCGCTGACCGGCCGGCTGGAGGTCCGCTTTGCCGATCAGGTGCTGATCGACCAGGCGATCACAGGCGAGGCCTGCGCGCTGAGCTTCGGCTATGCACTGCCCTCGGGCGAAAGCCTCACGGTGGAGGTGCCGGCGGTCTATCTGCCCCGGCCAAGGGTCGAGATCCCCGGGCCGCAAGGTATTCAAGCGAGTTTCGACTGGCAGGCCGCCAAGGATGCCACAGCGGGTCATATGTGCCGGGTCACGCTGGTGAACGCGGTGGAGGAGTATTGAGAATGCTGACACTGGATCTCACCAATGAGCCCCGCTGGATCGACCTGATCCCGGGCCTGCGCCTCCAGCTGCGCCCGCTGACGACCGCGCTGATGGTCGCCGCCCGTGCCGATCCGGCACTGGATCTCGCCGCAGCAGAGGGCGAGGACGCTGTCTCGACCGAAGCCCTGGCGCTGACCATGGCCAAGGCGCTGGCACGGCAGGCCATCCTCGATTGGGAGGGCGTCGGCGATGCCGAGGGCCAACCCTTGCCGGTGAGTCCCACCGCGATCGATGCGGCTCTGGATATCTGGCCGGTCTTCGAGGCGTTCCAGACGGTCTATGTCTCGAAGGGTCTGTTGCTGGACGCAGAAAAAAACGTCTCACCGCCCTTGCCGATTGGGTCTTCGGCGGGGGCGATCGCTACTGCGCCGCCTGCGCGAGCAGCTGCGAAGACTGCCCGGCGCGGCAAAACCGCCCGCTGACCTGCGAGGGCATCGCGGTCTGGGATCTCGTCCAGCGCCTCGGTGGCCAGTTGCGACTGGTCGCAGGTCAGCAAGGCGCCATCGTCATCGGCTGGGATATGACTTCGGCGCTTGCCCTCGCCGCGGCACTGGGCATTCCGCCTCTGGCAGTGGCTGAACTGCTGCCGCCCATCGAGGCGGTGATGGTGCGCAAGCTGAACGAAGAAGCGCGCTCGGTGATCAGCGCTTCCTCCTGACCTCGTTCGCTATCCGAACGAGGTGTTTCACGATGTTTTCCGCGAAAGGCTACGACCCATGGCAGAGAAGCGCGTCAGCGTCCGCCTTGCGGCCTTAGGCGGAAGGCAGGTCCGGGCCGAACTCGAAGGTGTCGGCGACGCCGGCGCACGGGGCTTCGGACGGCTGTCGCGCGAGATGGAAGCCGCCAACACCCGGCTTGCGGGTTTCGCGCGGCGCGTCGGTGTCGCCATGGGCGCGGCAGCCGCCGCAGCCACCGCCGCACTCGGTATCATCGTGCGGACGACGGCGCAGAGTGCGGCGCAGATCCAGCAGTTCGCGCAGGTGGCCAATGCGACGCCCGAGGTCTTTCAGCGCTGGTCGGCGGCATCGGCCACGGTCGGGATCGAGCAGGAGAAGCTCGCCGATATCCTGAAGGACGTGAACGACCGGGTCGGGGATTTCCTGCAGACGGGCGGTGGCCCGATGGCAGATTTCTTCGAGAATATCGCGCCGCGCGTCGGTGTCACGGCAGAACAATTCGCCCGCCTCTCCGGCCCCGAAGCCCTGCAGCTTTACGTCACCTCGCTCGAACGCGCCGGTCTCTCCCAACAGGAGATGACCTTCTATCTCGAGGCCATGGCTTCGGATGCGACGCGGCTCATCCCGCTCCTGCAAAATGGCGGGGCCGAGATGACGCGCCTCGGCGAGCGGGCCGCGGGCTTTGGCACGGTCCTCGACCGGGAGGCACTGTCTGCGCTGCGGCGCACCGAGATCGCGCTCATCGGCGTGGGCCAGGTGTTTCAGGGGATGCGGGTGCAAATCGGGGCGGCACTGGCCCCCGCGGTGACGGCAATGGCAGACGCCTTCCTGCGGCTCGCGGAGACCGGCGGCCCGATCAACCGCGCTTTCACGGCCGTCCTCGACAATCTCACGCGCCTTGGCACCTATGCCGCCACCTTTGCGGCCATCCTCGCCGGGCGCTGGGTGGCCGGCATGGCTGCCGCGGCGCTCTCCGTCCGGGGACTGGCGACTGCGCTTGTGTTTCTCCGCGGCGCGCTGATCC